ACCGATTCTAATCTTTTATCTTAATACCTATATTATCATTTTGTTGATGATCAAATAGTCCTAAATCTATCATTTTAATCCATAAATCTAGTATTGTGATATTGTGTTTCTTAATTAACCAAATATCATAATCTATATCACTGAAAATCCTATCAGACGTTCTCTCTATATTTTTAATATCTTCCCAATATTGTTCTTGTATGTTATGGAACATGTAAGGTGTTTCTCTTTCCTCCTTAAAATATAATTTATTTTTCCCTATCTTTGTTTGTGACTTAACTGTGGGGTCTGTGTTTCTTTCTTTTAGAGCTCTATAGAATGTACTCATTAATTTAGATCCTTTAGTCCATTTGCTTGCTCCTAATTCTATTGCGGCCATAATTTCATTCACCTCACCATTGTTCTTGAATGCAGCTTTCCTAGACCAAACATCGTTATCAAATATTTTATCAAATTGTCTAGTTATCTTATATCCTGCGTCCGTTTTAAATGCATGTGTTGAACAAAAGTCGAAATCTTCAAAATCACCTATTTTTAAAAATTTTGCTATTTGTCCTAATCCATGAATCGTTTGCTTTTCCCCATATTTGAGAAACAATTGAAAATATTTATTTTCTAAATCCTTTGGTAATTCTTTGAAGAATATGACTAGGTCATCCCCTTTAACCCATATTTCGTATTCAGTTATCTTCAAGTATTCTTCTATAAAATATCTATGATATAATCCCATTCTTATAGTATTCATTAAGGTTGTATCCATACTACCTGAAAATGTTTTCCCTCTAATTTTAACTTTCCCTATAGACTTCATCTCTTTGCCTTCTATGTACTTTATTATTATAGTTCTCCAATCAGCCTGTAGTACTGCTTGTTCAAAATGTTCTTTCGGTACATGATGAATATTATTTAGTATTATTTTGTAAATCTCCTTATCGACTATATCTTTGATTTCTTGATACTGAGTATTGTCAAATCCTTTTCCGTCTGATTGTAAAGTGTATTTATAACCTTGAGCTTCTAATTTATCCAATTCTTGTTCAGTTTCTCCATATGTTTTAGGGACTTTGTAACTTTTAAAATTGTTTTTGAAGATTGCTTCTAGTTGTAGACAAACAGGTCCCATTACGTATTTTAGATAAGCATTTGGTGAACATATACATCTTGTTTTGGGTTTTTCACATTTACATATTACTGAATTGCATTTATCTTTGAAAGCTTGTTTTTCTGTCTTAACGAAATTAGTATACTCTGATGATACTTTATCTGGTATTGTCATTCTATCATATTTCCTGTTTTCTTTGTGATTAAAATAAGTGATGACTTCTTCTTGTTTAGCTAATGTTAGGTGATTAAACCATTTGACGTGATCATAATCAAAATCATGTAACATTGGTCTGATTTCCTGTTTTATTATTTTTTGAACATATATTTTAAATTTTTTTAATATTTCTTGATCAGGTTTTACGTAATTAGCTAATAATCTTCTTACAGCACTAAAATTGTTTTTTGCACAAGCATTGTATAAGTAAGGAGTGTTTATCGGATTTGTTACTAAGCTTGCCATGTATTTTGCATTCGTATCACAACCGCAAATAAAATTTTCATATTCTGTTTTTGTAGGATTTACATTAATTTTTAGATATTTAGTATTTACATTTTCTTCGTCAACTTCTATTTTTTGTAAATCATGATATTGCGTACAATTCCCTTTATATAATTGCCTATATTTTCTTGTCACCATTTGACTTGTGGTTTCTTGGATATACAGAATTAATATCAATAATATCATTATTATATGATAATGAATTAGCATTTTTTC